TGTGGCGAGCACGGAAAGACTTGCGACGAGCAGGGATGTTCTTTTTGATAGTCATGTTCTTGTCACCAAAGTTTACTTTGGTTGCTTTACCATCACCATCTAAATCAACGAACACTTTAGACTTCTTAACATCACCAGCCATTGGTTTGTTAAGAGGAACATCACGTCCTTGATATGTTGCTTCGTTTAACCACTCTTTAAAATGCAACATTTTGACTCCCTTGTGTATATTTTGAATGAGACAATCTAGCCTTTTCCATCTTACGAACACGTGATGTTAAACGCATAGCGATTCTACCGATGACTGCCTTGCGTTGCTCGATGGTGCGCTCAATACGTTCTTTTTCTCCAACAGATAGTTTCGCTGGATCTCTACCACGCAACAAACGCTTCTTCATTAACTTGATAGCTAGTCTACGTGAACGCTTGTTAATTGTAGCAGTGTTTGAGTAACGCTTGATGGCAATCTTAGCTGCACGTTCACGCTTGGCTTGAGTGCGACGGATTCTTGTAGCTGCTTTAATTCTTTCTACACGTGAAAGAACTTCCATGATAGCATCTTCTTTAAGTTTTTCTTCTTCGTTTTCTGGTTCGATTTCTTCGCCAGTTTCGTCGTCGATGATAGCCAGTTCATCATCGTCATATGTTTCTAAGTAATCGTCATCAGTCAACTCGTCAGCCATCTTTTCGATTTCGTCATCAGACATCTCTGGTAGATCTGGCTCATAAGCTGACATGTCTACAGCTGGAGAAGTGTCTGAATGATCGCACTGACATGGAGACATACCGCAAACTTCGCATGGCTCTTCTTGCTCTTCGGTTAAACGAGAACGATTAATACGCTCGATTTCATCTTTAACCTTTTTGGTATCGTTACCAAATTTCTTGTGGTGCGCATGAACAGCATGTAAGTATGCCAGACGCTTCTTGGCATCTTCTTTACTTCCAGTGATAGATCCTTTGTCCATGCTCTGTACTTTTTGCCAAGAAGCTGTCATTGATTCTTCTAGTTCAACTTCTTCTTTATTTAATTTATCTTGAATCTTTTTATATCGTTGGAAGTTAGCATCTTTATCAACGTCAGTCTTACCAAACTTGCCAGCGTCCATCTTTTGATCTATTTCACGCTTGGCATATCCAGGAACAACCTTGCGTAGAGTCTGTTTCATCCCTTCTTCAAGATCAACTTCTTCTTTTGTTAAGTTTTCTTTTTCTTTTTTATGTGCAGCGACAAGATCATCTTTTTCTTTTGCTTGCTGCATCATTAACTTGGCACGTGCTTCGGATGCTTTACGCTTTTCTTCTTGCTTACGTAGTGCATCTGCCAATTTTAATCTGGCAGACATGGCTTCGCTCACAGAACCTTGCATCTTGCTAAGGAAACCTTGTGCAAGTTTCTTTTGTTTCTTTGTGTGCTCACCGCTAGTAGCGATATGTTGAGCAGTATTCTCATGACCAGCTTCATCACCATAAGAAGTCATATCCATATGTTGCGGCTTGCTTTGCTCGCCAAGATGATATTTAACTTTACGACGACGTAAGTTATCTTGTTTACCTGGACCAACTAGTGTGTGACCAACTTCAGATTTATCTACACCTTTATGGTTGTGTTCATGGTCGTGATCAGATTCATTGTCTTTCTTGTTGTCACTTTCAGATTCTTCGTGCTCTTGAATCTTTTTCAGCTTCTTAAAGTCATTAAAACGTAGAACATCTTTAGCAATATTATACTTGCTGTTCTTATTAACTGTAGCTTCATTAGCTAGTTTTCTCATCCCAGGGTCAATGCTTCCGTTATTATCGTAACGATGCTGAACACCCTTCTTACCTGCTTTGACTAATCTTTCCATTGCGGCTTTGGCATCAGGATAGTTATCGTGTGTGGTAGTCTTGATCCAATCACCCCTTGAATTGCGATAACCTACATGAATTGTTTCTTCTTTTAACTTAGAAGGTTTTAGAGTAGCGTCATAATCAATACCAACTTCAGTAGCCATCACTAACATCTTGTCTAAGATTGCAAGAGCTTCTGCGTTCAGTGCTTTGGTGCGCACTTTACGTAATGCTGAGTTAACAAGATTCTCTGGATTAGATGAAGATTCTGCATTGTCAACACCTAGCATAGTAGCAATCATTCTTGCCACTTTTACTTTGTCGTTAACTTTTAGAGTCTTATCTGTTAGTTCTTCGTTCATATCTCTTTCTTCCGTAGGTTGAACATCGTAAATCCATTTGGAGATCAACGATCCACTTTCTTCTTTTAGTAGTAAATGATTAGAACCACGTTTGATAATGGTGTACTTTTCACCATTTGATTCTACAATATCTCCCTCGTTAAAAATATCACCACGGAAATATTTTTCTCGTAGTTCGTTTTTAACTAGAACAATTTGTTCTTTGATATGGTCTAAACCCATACCTTCACGAATATCATTCATCAAACGACGACCATCAATCTCACGAACAGAGGATGGAAGTCCTTTTTTGAACTGAGTGTAATCACCCTTAACTGCAAGAGCACGCATCTTAGATGCTGACATACCAGATGCATCATCGGCATCTGGGTCACGTTCTCCAGCAGAGATAACTTCGATTGTGTCAAAGTTAAATTCTTTGCCGTTGTATGTGTTTAACAAACGATTGAATTCTGGGACACGATCGCTACCAGCAACCATAATAAGATTCTTATACTTTTTATTCAATTCTTTGGCTGCTTCGATAAAAGTGCGCACATTGTCGCTAGCACCAACAAAATTGGTGCTCTTAAACATAAGGTTTAAATACTTAACCTTTTTATCAACTGATAGTGGATTCTTTTTGGCATCCTGCGAACGAGATGCATAGATTACGTGGTCAGCTTTCTTTTGCTGAGCCAGTTTTTTGACTGCTTTAACCAACAATTCATGTCCGATAGTCGGAGGGTTGAATCGTCCAAAAGCCATTACTACCGATTTAGAAGGTAGTTCTTTGATTAGTTGTTTGTAATCTTTCATTTAATCCATCTATAAATTGTAATACAATATTATTTAGTCTTATGCTAAACTCAACATAGTCTCTGCCGCAGAACAAATCCATCGGCAAGCTATCTCGTCTGACGCCAGTTCTTGTTGTGCCTTAACCTGAGCGATTTCAGATAAAAGGAATTGGTATTCTTCTTTGTTCAGGTCGCCTCTAGCATAGCTGTCGCCGATACTAACCAACTCACTGGCCAGTGCGCCAGCTGGACCACCCATTTGCGCTTGTTGTCTTAATTCGTCAAAGAAACTCATCTTCCCCTCCATGCGTCGGTTATAACTTCTACTCTTGTTCGGTTAATTTTAACTACAGATTCACAGAACTTTTCGTTGCTAGATGCGTGTGCTTTTTTAAGAGCAACTTCTAGTTCTTCCACTGCCTTAGCCTGTGGGTCTTTTCGTAAAGAACTGTAAACTTTTAGCTTTTCTACTTTGTAGAAAGTATCGTTCCACTCTTTGTTTTTACAATCCAACTTATCGACTGCCAGTTTAACTTCAACCAGATTATCGAACATAGATGGATCGTGTTTCCTAGGTAACACAAACGAACATCCAGCCAAAGCCAGAGAAAGTACCACTATGATAGTTTTCATCGCTGCCATCCCTTGATAATATCTGGTGAGAAATTAGACTTACTGAACTCAAGACGATCTACAATCTTAACAGCGCCACCACTCATGTGGTCGATAGCAACAAAGCCTTCAACACCAGTGACTTTGTATCCGCTAGTAGTCTTGAGGAAAGTGTTAATATGTCCTGCTTCATTCATCTTGTTGACAATCATCAGCTTGGCTTTTGTCAAAAGATTCACAAGGTCAAATATCTTAACGATATCTGCTTTGTCGTGATTGGCAAAGAAAGACAATACAGCACTACGTTTTTCTTCTTGTGCTTGTTTACCCTTGTCTGTTTTCTTTGTATCAATTTCCTTTTGATACTTATCATGGATATAATTGAACAATCCAACTACGTGAGCATGGGTGTCAGTGATTTGTTCACCAGCACGAACTTTAGAGTTGTTGTATGTATTAACTGCCATGTTAAGATCATCGTTGTCTTTAATGGCATTCAGAGTAGCTGCTGGGATAGACTGGAACAATCCACCAGCTTGAGAAAGAATCTGTGTCAGTTCGGCAGTCTCTGATTGAGTAAATGTAGCTGTACCAGAGTAGTCTTTGTAGTTAGCATCGTCCATCCAAACAGACGGCACTTGAGTCATTTTATCTACAATAGACTTACCGAATGATGCAGTCATTGTTTCGAAGGTTGATCCAGTATATGTAGTATGCCAGACAACTCCGATTGACGCTGCTTTAATTTTTCGTGCAAGGTCGCTATTGGCTGGTACAGCATATACGATAGTATTAGGATGAAAAGTAATATAATCAGTTTCATCTATTTTGACTTTCTTAATATCGCCTTTAGTGAACATCAAGTCACCTTGATACACGCCAGACTTTATACCCAGTTTCTTAAACTCTGCTAGTGCGACTTTAAGTTTAGCAGCAAGGTCGCCTTGGGTATCGGCATCGATATCTGCATTTGTTTTGTAAACTTTAGGGTCTTTATTAAAGACACCCTTCTTGGCTACAAAGAACTTTTTGTCTCTTGGATCGATTCCAGCGAAGATTGCTGGAGCACCATCCCATTTAACTGTAGCAGTTACTTTTGTTTTTGAATTCCCTGCAAGCATATCACGAAGGTCTCGCAAGAAGTTTATAGACTTTCTTGTACCTTCAACACCACCATCGAACACCAGATCCTCCACGTGGGTCATGTGAGTATTCTTTTGTTCGCTTATAAAACTTTTTAGACTCTTCATTGTTTTTCTATTATACCGTAGTTTGCAATAATTGACAACAATAACCCTACAGATTTAAGGGGATTATTTCAACCCGAAAGTGCCTACTAGTCCCTTGTGTGGACCGCTAGAACTCTTGATAGTGAATGTGGCAGCGTTGCCGACTTTGCCAGTTTCTTTATGCTTACCCTTAATCACGACAGTAGAACCACCACCATGGACTACGTGTAATCCTTCAAACTTTTCTAAGTGGTTGTCAGCTAAACTATCAGATGGTTTGATGACAGACTCAGCGGAACCATCATTCTTAACTTTGCTGTGGGCAACTGAGTGTGGGATATGAGTCTTGGCAGAAACGTGGTCACGAACCACTTCACGGAGTTTAGCATCATCGTGCTTTAATAAACCAGAAGCAAAATGTTTGGCAACTGCTTTCTTTGCTTCTAGAGATGAAGATTCTGCTTGTGCTGCTCGAGCATTAGCTTGGTGTAAGAATACTTCTGGATGTTTGTGAGTATCATGAGCCTTGATAAATGTCTGAAGGTGTTCATGCATTGTCTTGTTCTTTTTACTCAGAGTCTTGCCAGCATCAACTAAAGACTGCAATCTAGAATGTTCTGCTCTGACTTTATCAATACCCATCTTGTCAATCTTGTATTGAATGTTTCTTTGGTCAGCGCCACCATTGTATCCTAGCTTTTCCATATTTTCATGGTGGCTGTCTGTTAATCTCTTAAGAGAACCAGAAGCGATGTTGGCTGTCTTCTCCATAGAATCCAATCCTGGATTGCGATAGTTTGGTTCTTGAGAACCATACTTGGCAGAAATACCATGGTGACCAATAACTTTACCATCTTTGTGCAGTGTGGCGATCAAGTCAGCGTTTGAGTTTACGTCTTTAACACCAGTAGTCTTTTCGTGGTCTCCTGGTTTTCCTGGCTTGTCTGCGTTAGATGTCCAGTGAACATTACCGATCGTAACACCATTACCAAGATGTCCTTGTTCGTGGAGGTGCTTGACTAGTGCAGCAGCTGTTTGTTTGGCATGAGAATCAATCTCAGCATAAGCAGCATCACCAATCTTTTTCTTTAGGCGATCGTGAACTTGAACAGGTGTACCAGCATGCTCTTCGTTTTCTGATTCAGATCTGTGGTGATCTGGTAAACGAGATTCTGGATGCAGGTGTTTAGAAAGAAGCAACTCGTGCAGTTTACCTTTGTCGTCAGATTCTAGTTCTGCGGACAATGCTTTTTCTACTAAGAATTCTTCTTTAATATACGTTTTGAATTTTAACATGCTTACCTCAAGAATGGATTTTCTTTTTTAGTTCCAGGTTTTAATGAATATTTACTCTCTGGCATTTTTGTTATTTTAATTTCTGCCTGCACTTCATAGAAATCAGAACGTGTCGCAACACGAACTTTGAAATCACCAAACCCACTAAGCAATGGAATTCTAGAATTCTTTGCTAGGTCTAGTGGATCTGCTTTTGAAATCAGATAAAAATCATCACCAGCCTGCATATAGTATGCAGGTTCTTTCTTTCCTTCTGTGTAATGCTCTGTAACTAACTTACCAAGATTATAGTTCTCTTGATTAGCAATGTAACGATTCACGTTAGGCTGAGAAAAATACTGTTTCATAACATCCAAAGGAACAGCACCATCTTCTTTGAGACCACCTTTGGTTGTTGGAATCTTTATTTTATAAGCAGGGATACCCGAGAACTTTGCTATGTTGTTGACAAACTGTCGAGAGAATGCCGAAGCATTTAAAATTTCAACAGCTTGTTTAGCAGCGGGAGTAGTGTAAGTAGTTTTCCACTTACCATTCGAGAAGAATACACGTGGGTTTGACAGGTTGTCAGTGTGGCTCATCTTGACCTCAAACCATGTGGTCACAGATTTGTAAGATACCTTTACGTCAGCATACTCTGTGCTAACTGATGGTCTTAGAGCAGTGACTCCAGGTATAGAATTTATATACTTAGCAACGTCTTGCTCGTATTTGTCTGATGCGGCACTCATTCACGTTCCCTATTAGTAAATTATTTACTAATTTATTTAGGACGACAAGATGCTCTGATCATTTTTGCGTATTTACGTTCCCATCTCATGATCTGCTGCATGAGTTTAGGGATAGCGTGGTTGTTCCTATAATCGTAGTTAAATGTACGAAGGATATAGTGTAGGGTTTTAGAGTCACGGCAATACTTTGATCTTGCAACGAGATCTTGTACTGGGATAGATGGTTTATACATTCTATAGTCCAAGAAGACACAGTGGGCATATGCTTGTATCTCATCGAACTCTGAGAGATAGCGTCTCTCGGCATCTTTCTTAGCGTGTCCAACTTTCTTGTAAGGGACAACGTAACGACTGGACTCGTCGTATCTTCTATCGTATTGCATGAAGTGTATCATTTCATGCATCTCGACTTGCATCAACTTATACTTGAAACGATCCCAAGTATCTTTAGTGAACTTGAAAGTATCAAACTTGTTTGTGTAGATTTGTATAATACACTGGCGTTTTTCAGCGTCATACTCTCCACCGATAGCGATATACTTGTCGTATACCTTGGCTTTAGACATTTCGTCACACCATTCTATCTTTGTTCTCCACTTTTTAAAGTAGTTGGCAAGACCGACTTTGTCGTTGACATACTTGTCTAGGTCTCGCCAAACTTTCGCTGGAATGAATTTAGCCCTAAATGGAGGCTCTTTGAAAGGGAGCATTTCCATCCAGTCAAAATTAGCGTTTTCTAGGAACTGCATAGTGTTTCCCAGAACATTCCAACATCACTGGACTAGTTGCTTCTCCAGAAATGCCAGAACCTTCCCCTGCTCCTCTAAGTTGGTATTATTAAACTCAGTAATATAGGGCATCAGTTCAAAATTTGATAGTAAGTTACTATATTTAGTTTCCCTGCCTTTTAGGAAAGTCTCAGACTGGTCGGAGCCACGATCCTTGTAGCGCTGTTCGAGGATAGTCTTAGGCGCTTTTAGGAACACCACATGAAGGTCGGTGTTCTCTAGACCCATAACGAACTCCAAGAAAGACTGGTTGAAGATTCGGTCTCCTTCGAATAGGATGTTAGAAGTGCATTCTTTCACGAATTCTTGGGCGATGGGCTGAACAGCCATCGACAGTCGATCTGTACCAGCAAAGGTTTCTCCATCCTCGTACTTACCCAAGATGTAAAGATCCAACTCAGCGCAATACAAGGCAGGCAGCATCTTCTTGGGCTCAACTCTTTCCCATGTATGGGCTTCCATAAACTTACGGAAAAGAGTAGTCTTTCCAGTTCCTGGAGACCCACCAACTGCGACTATTTTTCTAATGGTTGGAATGGTAGCTTTCACAGGTACAGAATCTGCTTTGGTAACCTTAATGAAAATCTGATCCTGCACGCCAAACGAGTCTTGCATATTATAGTCCCCTAACGTCTTTAATAAAGTCTTGTAGTTCTTGTTCAGTAAAACACCAAACACGACCAATGAAATGATGAACATCAGCATCTTTGTCATGCTTTTTAGTGAATGTCATTTTCTTAATCATATCTCTTGCAGCGTTTCTAGACAAAGTTTCTTTGATCTCGTTTGCATAGTCTGGCGCAACTTCTTTGAGTTTCATCAACTCTTGTTCTTGAACCTTGTGATCAATAGTGACACGATTCATAATCCACTTGTCTAAAAGTTCGTCATCTGCTATTTGCATAGATGTAATAGTATTAATAGAACTTCCATTTGTGGTAATGCTACCTGTCAAGTATCCTTTGATTGACGTAGTTGGATCTAAAATAGAATACTGACTACTATCGCCGATTGTTACAGTTCCAGTAGCCATTGTCATATCATTAATATCATCGGGGTTCATATAAAATTCTCCAATCCAATCAAAGGTGCTTCAACATCATCAAACATCCATTCTAAGTTTTCTAGTTTACCAGTGTTGATGAATGAACTAAATCTTTCTTTATCAATACCACGTTTGTGGTCTAGTCTGATATCAATAGTTTCGTTACGTGCTTGCCATAAAACATCCCAATCAATACCATACCAGCCATCACCCTCAGCCATCTTAATTTCTTCTGCTTGTCTATCCAGATAGTATCCCAGATATCTTCCGTGGTGTTCACGGAAAATCTTTTTATAAGAACACAAACAGGTTTCCATTGTAAAGAAGTTAATCTGGTCTGCTAGTTCAGGAAATCTTTCTAAACATTCAATCCTGATTCCATCGCTAACATCCTCAAGGTATTGATATTCGCTTCTAGTAAGTTTTCTATCATAATCGTCATCCTGCCCAATGGCCAAAAGAAGTCCATTACGATGAGAACGGGAACCATCATAATCGTCAAGCATAAGAGAACTAGGCTCAATGTCAATAGCAGCAGTGTGTTTAAGATGCTGCATATAGAACCAAGTAGAATAACGCCCAAACTTGTGAAGGTTTCCTTTAAGTGCAACCCACAGCGCATCAAAGTTTTTCTTCGCATCACCTTCATAGTATGATTCAAGTCGTTCACGTTGTGTTCCATTTCCAATAAACTGCTGATATGAAGAGAACATTGAGGGTAGATGTCCTTTGTTCCACTTGGTGTCAGTTTGATATCGTAGCCGTTTGTAGTTAGTAGTATTCCACTGAGTGATACGATCTACGGTAGCTAACTCAAAGTCTGGGAACTCATTCTTTAACACCCATGCAGTTGGCAGTTGATAAGTGTTACCATACAACCAAGCCAACCAGATTCGTTCTTCGTCGTTGTGTTCATATCGTTTGTGCAGATAGTTTGTAGCCCAAACTGCTGGATCGCAATCGTCATATTTTAATGACCAAACATACCAACGAATAAACGATTCTCTTCGATTTTCTTTTAAACGATAATCCATTATGATAAAAATTCTTCTAGTGATGGTTGTTCCATCAATGCATCTCTAAGCCATGCGCTACCAACTGCATCAATAGCAGCTTGTGTTTTGGCTTTCTTTTTCGCACCCCACTTATAGGATTCTAAACTTTCGGCACGGAATTGTTCTCTGGCTTTGTAAGGTGGAAGTGCTTGTAATGGATTTACAATAGCATTGTTTCTGTATGTTACTTGTTCTGCTCTCGTAGGAAATAGTGGTTGGTCAGATCTGAGAGAGCCAGTTGGATCGACTGCCCAGAAGATGAGACCATTTTTATTGTGCCACGTAACGGAAGACGGAGTACATGAGATCTTGAGTCGTTGGGACTTACGTTCTTCAACTGCGTATTTGATCCAACTGTCCCAGCATTTTGAAGCATATCCTTTACCTTCTTTACCTTCAAGTGTCACAATTTCATAAAGATTTGCATAACCATCTCGATTGTGCGTCGCAAAGATCAATGAAACAATTTCTCCATTATCTTCATAAGCCATTGGTGGCGCTTTATCGTAATTGTGAAAACGATACCACAATGAATGTGCAGCCGATAAGAACTTAGTGTTCTTACCAGCTGGACTATTTTTAATTAACTCTTCAACTCTTGTTGAATTAACGAACAACATTTTGGTAATCCACCGCATCTACTTCGACTTTTTCTATCATCATTGTAAGATACTCATCGAATGTAATATAATGATTCATTAATACTTCCACAGGCGCACCACCAACTAGTGCACGAGTAGCAATATCCCTAGTAGAAGTAATTATACATCCATTTTGAATTGTAGACAAATATAATGGTCGCTTGCCATTGCGATAGAAACGAATCTTGCGATCTTTATGCAACTCTACAACACCCATTGACATGTGAGAAAACTCTTTGAGTGGGTCATTAGAATGCAAAACTAACTCGCTGTCGTTTTTAGTCATACAATCGTAACCGTAAATGTCTTTCCAATTCTCTGGCAACTCTTGTGTAATAACTCCATTATGAACAATTGATTTATCAGATTGATTCATTGGTTGATTATATTCAAGATCGCTTGTTGAATAACGACAGTGACCAATCATATAAAGATTACCGTCAGCCGCAACCATATCTTTTAGATTATCATCATGCAGGTGTTTATCAACAAACTGATCTGCAGGGATAGCTTCTTTGATTGTTTCAATTCCACTGGACCACTTGGGTAGGAAGGACATTCCTGTAGCGTGCATCCCACGAATTTTAGATTCGTGGAACACACGGCGAATCATAGCAAAGTCCTGCTTAGTTGGTTTTTGCAGGATGACACCAATTACAGCGCACATTATCCAAAGAACTCCTCTAGTGAAACATTGGCTGCATCAGGATGCATCTTAAGCAATTCATCACGACCAACCTTAGCTTCGCAGTAATCATACCACTCTTGCTCATCCCACATCCCAGGACTCACACCATTCCACAGGTGACGATCTGTGCCATCTTCATGTTTGTGACCTGGATGATTCTTGTTAAGTCTACGTGACTCAACATATTCTCTACGGCAATCTTCGTATGCCTTGCTACCCAATTGCAGCATGTTCTCACGGAAGTAACAAACCAACGAAACACGCTCTGCTTCTTCATCAAGAAGTTCGATTGGAGTATTACCGTGCATAACTTCGTGGTTATTAATCAGCAGCAAGTCACCTGGACGAACATTAACAGCAACACGATACTCTGGAGCAATCAGGTAACCACCTTTGTAATTACCGTTATTAGACAAGACCAGAAGATTAGAAAGACCTTCGTTCAAGTCACCAGCATCGTAGTGTGCAGCTGTACGGAATGTTTTATTAACAGTGATCGTAGTGAATGGAGTCTCAGGAACCAAGTAAGCTGGATCCAGTTTCTTGGCAGCTTCCATTTGATTGTTGAATCGCCATGGCAACAGATCCTTGAAACCTTTAGCCAGATGCTGCAGGAATGGATAAGACATCTTGAACTTATCAAAGTTATTAGCAGTGTAAGATGTCGCACGACCATAAGGGATGCGTGGATAGCGATCGTACCAACCAGCGATACCAGACATAACACCATTAGCATACGTAGTTTGGCAGATGTACTTCTGAACCATACGACGTGTTTCTTCTTTCTGGTCTTCAGGTTGTAGCGCCTTAACTCTATCTACCCAACGCTCAAAGTCGAACTCATCTTCTTTAACAGCTTGGATAGACCAGACGTTGTTTTTGTTAGATGGTTGTGCAGGTTTGTTCTTGTGTGCAGCTTTGATTTCCTCGATAGGATCAGCGCCGAACAGGTTAGACTTTGGGTT